CAGATGCTGCTTCATCCAACGAGGCAGTAGCTTCTTCGATACTCGTACGATATCCACTTGTATCTTTTCCAAGAAGCTCTGCTATGTTCAATGCTAGCTGTGCCTGGCCTTTTAACATCTCAGTTTGCTTAGCGTATATAGAAGAACGCTCGCTAAGCATCTCATTGATCTGTCTTTGTATTTCTAGATTTCCTAAGTCTTCGGCCACGCGTAGAACCCCTTCCGTAAGCTAAATATCGGAAGCCGCTAAGTTCTATTAAAAATTAAAGGCTCCAACTTTTCCCTGTCGTTTTTTCGTATCTAGAAACTGCGACTCTCTTTTTTTCAAGAGCCAAACTTACCTTATCAATATCGCATTCGTTGAGAGCACACCACAAATTTCTAGAAGACTCTATTGCTTCTTTTAACATAGAAATTGTAAAAGGATCGCCGATGAGAGTTAATTCGCCAATCGAACCCACGATATACTTAGCTACTACTTTTTTTAATTCGTTTTCCATGTCTTATAAATATATTTCATCGAAGACGAATCACGTAAATCTTCGTAATTTAGCGGGTGTTTGTTGACGATGTTTCCCAGTTAACGCCCTGGCTTCGGCAGAGTTAGTATGCGCAGCTCGCGAATCATCCGAACCCTTGAGTTCTTTTTGGAGCCTTTTAAGAAACCAAATACGGTACTGTACCGGGAGGTTGTAACACTCCCAGTAACTAAAGCCCATATAATACATCAATAAAAACGAGTGTTCTAAATATATCTCTTTATCACTCGGCGTCAGGCCAAAAAAAGCCGGCCCCCAAAGGCATTCTCACCTCCGAATGTTCGCCACACGCGTCGCATGCGATAAACTGCTTCATATCAATACCAGGTTCATTTTTATCGATATACTGTCTCAAGGCCATAGAATCTCTAGCGGGCATGGATCTAATGAACGAAGCGACAAGATTTTTATCTGTCTTTCCGTCGACAGCTACGATAGAGAACTGAAGTCTTGTTGTAATAAGTGAGTCAGCAACAGCACCCGTTTTCTTTTTCCTTTCCTGTATCGTCATGATTTCTTCTTCGTCGGCGCCGGTTAGAAACTTAAATCGAACAGTCTTCTTCGTTACAGGTAATTGAAATTCGAAGAGATTCGCGTGCTCTTCGACGGGCGCAATCTGCAAATTCTTTATTGGAAGAGAAGCTAAATCAAAATCGTGTTTCGCTTTATTAGCACACGCTGGGCAATCGACTTCTACACTATATGTCGCGCCATAGCCAGTGATTCTAAGCGCGACCATGACTGCGTTTCGATCGCCAGAGAGCATCTTTTGTACGTCTATCCTCTTGTCAACAACGCAAGATTGTAGAAGATTAGTTATAACAGTACCCTTTTTAATAAGCGCACGACTTGTTAAAATATCTTCTTCCCTCGCCGTCATCGCTCTAATATCGAGCGTTTCGCAATCGCACAAAGGAGAATCTGAAGGGTATACGAATCCCATCGAAGGTAACGGTACGCTTTCGACAGGTATCTCGAATCCGAAGTCATCTCTCATCACGTCCCTTGTTGTAACACCCGCGGGTGCTCCCATTGGACCCTGCCCACCAAAAACGTTGTTTCTATCACCTCTATCTGACAAACGAACCTCCTAATACATCAAAATAATGATACTATCACGAGATAATGTTGTAAATTACTCGAATATATTTTTACTAAAATTAAGCGAAGGTTGTTCATCAGAGTGACATCTCTCACATAATACTTCACTACCTGGTTCGTTTTCAACGTGCCAATCGATCACCCTCTCTACCCAACTTGTTGTCTCTTCCCATGTAGGATCTCTATTGTCTATATCATCGGGTCGACAAATTTTAATAATTTCAGCCATCTTAACATCATTATGATGGACATGTAATCCCTCGATCGAAGAACACCTCTCGCACTTAAAATTAGCTCTTTTTAAAGCTAAATACTTCCATTCTTTATATAAACGATTACTACCATGACAAAGAGAATTAATCGATGATGTTCCACCTTTCCACTGGGGATGCGGTGAACCTGTTAGATTCGGAACTATTCTATTTAAACGATTATATGTCATTAACTTAGAATATCTTTCGCCGTGAAATTCTTGCATATATTTTGAGTGATTAGCAAGACGTTCATCATTTTCTTTACATTTTCCTGAGTTCCACGGAACATTTCCATGTTTAAATCCAAGCGTTCCATTTTTTCTGCGAGTATCTATACTCTTTTTTCTAGCCTCGGAATTGTGTCCCCAATTATTATTAACGCGATTCGCGTGACCAATTATAAAACGGTTATATCCACCAGTTTTATTCGGCTTCGTAAATTCGCCACAACCACATTCGCACAAAAAAGGCTCCGGTAAAATACCAAGAGCCTCTTTTAATTCTCTAGAACTTTTTTGATGCGATTTAGAAGCGTGAATTCTTAGAGAATTTTTGACATCTTCGTTGCTATAATCACACCACGGACACTTTGACACTTCTAATCTCCATGTTATAATCTATTTTAACTATAACATGGAAGTTTGATAACGCATTAGAATTGAAGTATAGCGTTATCCATCTGGATCGTGAGCTGGATCTCTGTGGGATCTTCCGTGCCGTAATCCAAGTCGCCAAACTGGGCTGACGTGATTTGAGCGCCCTTAATGTCCCAAAGTTCAACAACGGTACCGACAGGATCTAACATCTTCAACTGGATGTCTCTCTTATAGAAGTCCGCGTAACCAGCTCTTCCTGAAACCGATTCGTAGTGCGTACGAACCCATTCCATTACCTGCTGAGCACCTGATGGTGCTATGGGATCATAGAGTGTAATAGACATCGTTGAGAAAGTAGCCTTGCCCGCAACGTATCGCTTTGTGTTCATCCAGTGAATTTCCTGTGAACCTATATCGACTTGTGGACGAGCTGTACCCTTTACTAGAAATGCGTCAATGCCATCAATAGCAAGTAGCCACCTAAACTTGCGTTTTGGTTCGAAGCGATTGGGTAACATTTCGCCGACTGAGAGTGTTTCTGCCATTTTTATGCTCCTAATTTTTAATTATTCTCTCGGTCGCCTTTTTATATTGTGGCGCCCGCATTCGTGACGACGAAGTCTAATGAGACGAACTCGATAGACTTTGTGGGTTGGACGAAAATTTTTCCTCTGATCGTATTATTTTCGACGTCGGCCTGTGTGGTCGTCGTCGTATCGATCTTGACTAAGTAGCGATCGACACCAGATTGCGCCTGAATTTGCTTAAGAATTGGCTCAACTAACGCCGAGAATCTAGCCAAAGTCGTCTCTCTGTTAGGTTCGAACAAAATTTGGTTAGAAGCGACTTTGACTCTCCTACGAATTTCGATCAACAATCTACGAACATTAACTCGATCGAGAGCAGACGCTCTATTGAGTAACGTTTTTTGTCCGTTGATTATGGGCGAAGGAGAGCCTGGAATCGTTGCGATAGGATTAATATTCGCTGAATACAACGTATCCATATTATCGCGACTTAATTTCGTTTGTGTTTCGATAACACTTGCTAACGCTCCACGTGTGAAACCCGCGGGTGCGAACCAAGGGTACGCTAACTTATCGTTTAAAGCGAAGGCACCGAGAGCCGCGACCGAAGCGGGAGCGACTTCCTCTATACCAGTCGTTGGATTAGGAATGACGACATCGGGATAATACGCAGCTCCGAAAGAACTATCGAGCTGTCTTGCTTTGAACGTTGAAGCAGTGAGAGTAACAGATGGGATAGTATCTGATCCTGTTATGACAGTTCCGTCTATCGCGATCTCTGGTAGATCCATAATGTATAACGCGTCGAAACGATTTTCAACAGCATCTAGCGCGTAGTCTGTCACACCGGGCGTTCTTATACCAGGTATAACGACTAATTGAGCGTCGACGTCCGTCTTCTCGGCCATTACATCAACGGCCTTTCTATATGAAGCAACAGTTGGACCAGCGGGACCATCTTGGTTTGTCAAATCTACCATTTCTCTATGAGCAGCTAAATTTGAGATTATCGATTTTTCACTATCGAAAATATTAACCCCTTCGAATCCACCTTGCAAACCAAACGTAAATTTGATGTATTTACGACTAGCCAAATCATTAAGATCCGAAGTTTGTAAAAATCTACTGTAGGAATTAGAAAGACTTCCGTCGCGACTATACGACGCTAAATGCCAAGAATTAACGTCTGGTAAACCGTTTGTTCCGGTTATAACCTGTATGTTTCCTACTGAGAAAAGATTGTTATTATACGAGTCAGCTGCGGGAACATCTCCTCGCCACATGTTTAAGAAATCTGCTTGATACGTTCCAAAATAAACTGCATTCGATGCAGCATTTCTGTTCGAATAATTATTTTTATTAGGCTCAGTCAAACTGTCATTGACTTCATATTGAACGCCCCAGTGCAAATACGGAACAACTCTTGTCGCAGTGCCTGTGCCTTGGGCGATAGTTCTTCTGAAAGAAACGGGAGGTTGTTTAACTGAATCGAGCGCAGAAATAGTGGGATTATTCAAAACGCCAGAACCTGATGATACGATGTGCCAATATCCTCTAAATCCAAACGGAAGCGACGTAGCAGGAACTAGAGGATATTGGCACATCGTAT